CTGCTGCATTCCATGCACCAAGCCAGATTAAGAATGATTCTTCTCCTGCAGCACTTCCAGCTGCTGCTACTGATGTTGAAGGACTGAAGATTCTGCAAGCTATCGAGGACTACCTCGTTACTTGTCAGGAGAATGATGTTGCTATTGGTAGCGTCTATTGCGCTGTACCTCCAAAGGTATTCCAAGTCATTCGTGCGCTTGGTATTCCACGAGCACTGACTAACAATGTTAATCTTTCTCAGGGTGCTCTTGTTGCTCCTGATATGACTAGTGGCATGAACTCAATGACTGACAGCCTTGATTATATGGGTGTCAAGATTGTTAAGACCAACCACATTCCGAAGATTAAGCATATCACTACTGCCAATAACATTGGTGGTTCTAAGTATAACTTGGACTGCTCGACATTTGGTATCTATGGTATCATCTTCCAGTCAGAAGCCATTGCTGGTCTTTCTCTCATGGGCATGAAGGTTGACACCGTGCAGGATGTTCGCCGCAATACTCAGTTCACCGTAGGCAGCATGCTTAAGGGTACTGGTATTCTCAAGCCTGAGATGGTTAAGCTTATTACTGCTGGTGCAACGGCGGCTGCAACTGATGAGCGTTCCGAGATTGTTACTCTTTTAAAGGGTGACACTGTTGGTAACTGGACTGGTGGTTTCGGTGCAGAATACGCAGCTACAACCTAATGATTACCACTCTCCTTCATAACGAGGTTCTATTATTAGTACTAGTTTGAATCGGAGGTGATCGTTTATCTACCCCCGGCTCCCTTAAGTGGGAGTCGGTGGGTTTTTTCTAACAACTAAAGGAGGCTACTATGGGCTTAATAACTAAGCTACAGGCAATTAATCATATGCTACTGGCTTCAGGTGAGAACCTTGTAGCTGACCTTGAAGGTGAGTCGGGTATTGATACTGGTATTGCTGACACCCTACTCGAACAAGCAAGCATGGACCATCAGTTAAGAGGTCTTGCTAACAATAAATATATCCGTAAGTTTGTTTTAACCGCAGATGGTTACATTACTTTACCTACCCCAGATTCTGATGAGTCAGGTATCCTAGCGGCTGAGTTAATCTCACAACACATTAGTCCAGAACTTGGACTAATCAAAGCAAGAGTATTAAACAATGCATCTCCTGCTCGTATGTGGAACATAACTGATGATACTGATGTATGGAAGTCTGCTGATGGTCCATATTATATTGAATTTACAATGAAGCTACCTTGGGAGAACCTAGAGACTTCAGTACAGAGAGCCATTATGGCTACTGCTATGCGTCACTACCAGAGTATTACTCAGGGTGATGAAGCTACTGATGCTTTCTTAGGATACCAAGAGCAATTCTTTAACCTTAAAAGCAGAGCAGCAGATATGAATGACAAGAAGAAGAACATCTTCGGTAATAACAATCTAGCTAGAAGTTCAGCAATGCGTTCTCGTAATTTAAGTGATCCAAATCGGTTTAGGTACTTTCGTACCGGAGGTTTTTAATGGCTATTCGCAGACGCAGCCCACAAGCTGGCTATGCTTCAACCAAACTTCCTGTCTTTACAACTAACTCTGTTGGTAGACAGTCGCCTAATAGACGGCAACCAAACGAAGCAGAGAATATTGACAATGCTTTAGTTTCCCTAGAGCGTAACTTTGAAAAGCGACCCGGCTTTGAGATTGTACCGCAGAAGACTGCAGCAGAGGCTACCTCATGGGATACCTCATCAACCGCTATTCGATTAGATTTATATTCTTTAGCAGCTGTGCCAGCAACCCATGATCTATGGTACTACTGGTACAGCATTAATGAAGATAATACATTTCTTGTTGTTATTGACTTTAGTGCAACTACAACTGCGGATAACTTATTCTATATTTTTAGAGTCTACCCTACTGGTACATGGGAAGATCTAACTCCAGCTAATCAAGATACTGAGGCTGTAGTCAGTGCAACTAGCCGTGCTTATATTACACACAATCCAAACAACAGCAAGACAGCCAAGGAATCCCTTAAGGCTGTATCATTGGGATCAAGCGTAGTTGTTCTTAATAAGAATGTACGAGCGGGATTCAGTTCTGATGTTACTGGAAACCCAACTACTGATGGTATGTTATTTGATTTAAATGGAGATGTGACTGCAACTCCAGATGTCAATGGTCGTAAGGTTAAATACTATACGGCAGCTAAGGTTGCCAAAGTATTCGACACGGGTACAGATGGCTTAGCAGCTACTGAAGATGATGTCTTACTTGGCTTTCGACCTGCATTATTAATTGGTAAAGCATCAACTGCCGCAGCTATTACTATTGTATTAGACAGTACTTCTAGTAATAAAAATGATGTTTATAATTGGATGACAATTACAATAACATCTGGAACTGGAGCCGGACAAACTAGAAGAATTCTAGATTATGTCGGATCAACAAGAATGGTAACAGTATCCGCTTGGATTACAATACCAGATGCTACATCTCGCTATAGTATTGATATTAGCAGTCTTCTCGTTGAAGGCACAGCTCGCGCTGGCACAACCTCCACAATTCAATTAGCAACAAGTGCATCTATAGCAACTGATGATTATGTTGGACAAACAATAACTATTACTGGTGGAACTAATAGTGGACAATCAAGAACTATTATTAGTTATGATGGTGGTACACAGACCGCTACAGTAGATGCTGCCTATCAAACAGCAATAACCACTTCCTCTACTTATAGTATTGCCATAACTAATGCAGACTATATTTCTGCTGATGATTACTATTACTATAATACAGCTCAAGCTTATTTAGGTAGTCGTGTTAATGATTTATCTGCTATTAGATTACCCCCTGAAAAAGATGATTGGTTTTCTAATAACTCAAAGTTAACTGGTACTCAAGATGTTACTGCAAGAAACATGCTTCGCTCTCTTTATGATAGTGATACACTTCTTAATGGTATTATTGATGGTCGAGGTAAAATATTCTTTACTCTCAATCCATATCTTAATACAACAAGTGGATACTATAGAGTCATTGGTTGGAACCCAACCGAGCAAACTTATTACTATAACAACAGTACTAAAGGTATCTATCCTTACTCAGGAACAACTGCAAATGTAGCACACACAACCGCAGTACCAACTACAGGTAGACCTTATCTTCAAAAGATTAGAACACCTGATGAACACTCTTACATTGATCCCAAAAGAATGCCACAAAAGCTTGTGGTGTCCATTGATTCATCCAATGTAACCGCATGGAACATGGAGCCAATCAAGTGGTCTGCTAGAACCACAGGTGACAAGACAACCAATCCGGGACCGAGTATCTTTAAGACCGTAGACCGCAAAAAGCTTAAGCATGTAAAGATTAATTCAATTGCAGTCTTTAAAGATAGACTATGGTTCTCCGCTGATGATGTTATCTTCTCATCTGAAATGGGAGAATATGAATCACTCTTCTTGACGGACCCAAACAATATCATTACTACAGATCCTATTGACATTCGTGTCTCCTCAAACAGCTACTGTGAAATCACAAGTATGACTCCCTTTGAAGAGTATATGTTTATCAATACCAAGGCTAACATTCAATTCCAATTGATGTCTGCCGCAGGTATGGAACTGTCGCCAAGCAATGTAGCGGTAGCCCCGGTTACCTACTATGGTACTGCGCCTATCCTAGACCCACAGTTTATTGGGTCACGACTCTACTTCTTTGATTCCCAGAAGCTCTTCCTTTTTACGGGTAAGGGTACAATGGGCTACGCCTCTGCTGTAGAGGTTTCAAGCACAGCAGCTGGCTATCTACCAAAGAACTACAGGACTGCAGCCACAGCCCCCGCACAGGACACTCTACTCTTTGTGGATGATGACCAGCGGAATCATATCTATGGGTATGTCAATCGGTTTAGTGGGGATAGGGTTGTACAGAATTCATTCTATCGCTATATCCTAGATGATACAGATTCTATTGAGACACTACAGTGCTTTGCTAATAACATGTATGTTGTCAGTAAAAGACAAACTAGTTCTGGTAGTAATAATTATGTTTATTATCTTTATCGTAACTACATGTTAAATGAAGATGTATATGTTCCCCGCCTTGATCGCATGTTTAAGATGAAAATCATTAACTCAGAAGATCAACCTGTTAACTTTAATGCTAACTATGATCCATACACCGCAATGACTACTTATCGTATACCCGGACATACCAACATAACTGAGACTAATAAGTACTTTGTTGTCCTCTTTAAGGGATATTTAAATAATGGCGACCCTGATGGTGAAGATCTTAGTAATGTAGCAATACAACCCTATAGTGTAACTAATAAAACAGATGCTACTGGGGGACAGTATACAGAGATTGTAGTCATTGGGGCAAACTATGCAATTAGGAATTACTATGTATACATCGGTCTTAAGTTTAAGATGAATGTAGAACTTAGCACTCTCTTTGTACGCGATGAGAATAATAATATTATTGATGGTGTATTGAATATCCGTAGTGCTATCTTTAGACACTACTTCACTGGACCATATGATATCGAAGTAACCCATAGAGGTAGACCAGCATTCACAACAAGCTATATTCCAACAAGACCGGAGTATACAATCTATGAAGATACTCTACCTCTAGAGATATTCCAAAAGCAAGGTGAGTTTGTATCCAAGATTCTTGGGTACTCAGATTCAACTACTATTAGAATTACCAGTGAATACCCAACTCCAGTAAACATTACGAACATGGAGTTCAAGGGTAAGTTTAAACAGAAATACACAACCATTGACACTTAACGGAGACATATATGTCAACATATGATAACTTAAATATAGCACAAGCAACACTTATCTTTGATTCCAATGGTAATACATCAGTAGGAGCCGGAGAGTTTGACTTAAGTACTATGGCATTCTTGCCGAATGTTCCTTTGATTGATCAGATTGAAGTTGAACGAGTGTTTGATACGGGAGCGGATACTAAATTTGGAACCAATCAATTTACAATTGCAGATCGAAGACAATGTTTTATTTTTCCAAAAAACTGGTATTCAATCAATGAACAAACTAAGATACTAAAGTTTGTAGACTTAGCTACAATACCAACAAAATTTGAAATGGCAGTAAATCCTGCATATTATCCTCTTAGTCGAACTTTTTTATTGGCTTTACCAGATGCAAATGATAATGAGCAATGGATTAATATTCCTGTGGTTGCAAATACAACTGCTGAAGGACCGCCAGTTCGGCAGTATGATAAAGTTTTTATTCGTAGAAAAACAATTTCCTTAAATAGTATTGTAACTTTTGCTCCCGGTACTCGTTTAACTACCACACAATTAAACTTACAGTTTGATCAGTTAAAATATTTAATACAAGAACTTGTAGCTAAGATTCGCAATGAGATTATTCTTAAGTATGATGAAAACGCAGTTGATGGTCCCTTCTTAGGGAACACCGACTTGAAAATGAACAATAACTTTATTAAAGATGTAGCAACTAAAGAAATTACAGATGCTAATACACCTTTCACTGGTCAGGATAATATTGTATACACTGGTGGTGCATTTATTCCCAATGTTTTTGCAGTTAAAAATGCTGTAACAAAGGGTGCAATCTATCGTACAGGTGTAGTTGCTGGTACTTCAACATTTACTGGTGACTTTACTACTAGACTTCCAGATTCTGCAACAAACTATAAGATTACAAACTTAGCTCCGGGTACTGTTTCAACAGATGCAGTTAATTTGAGTCAGCTAAACAATGCGGATAATTTAACTTCAGGTACAGTAGGTGTTGCTAGACTTCCCCTTAACATTCCTCTAGCTAATCTTTCAAGTGCTGCTGGACAAACAACTTATACCCTACCCCTAGAAAATTTACCAAACACATTAGGTACAAATATTGGTACATTTGGTAAGTCAGCACCCGGCAATGCTGATAATATGGTATATGCAACAGTTAATAATAAGGGTATACTGAGTGGTTTGGGTCATCGAAGCATGGCAGTTGAGGATCTACCTACTGTATCTGGTCTAGTTGCTCAAGCGTATGGTGGCACAGGTAAACTACTTTCACTTACTGCAGATGCAAAAGGTCGCATTACTATTATTGCTGCTAACGACATAGTTAATGCGGATCTTCCCCTTGTTTCTACTTTAACAGCACAAGTATATGGTTCTACTGATGCAAGTAGTCCATTAACTAAGTTTGAAGTAAATAGCAAGGGTATCATAACCTCTGCTTCTCATAGAGCTATTGCAGTAGCTGATCTACCCACTACTGGCGTTACTCAAGCCAGTACTTATGGTAAAGCTACAGCTACTAATACTAACAATATGTTACAGATTGCTTATGATACTACAGGCAGAGTAACGCTTGCTAGCCATAGAAACATGGGTCATGCTGATCTTCCTGATAACATTCCACTAAGCAAACTAAGCAATGCTTTATCGCAAAGTTATATCTTACCTAAGGATGCTATTGCTGATGGGTCAATTTTATTTGCTAAACTAGATACAGTTACAGCAAATCAATCAGCTTTACCATTAAGTTTTATTCCTGATGGTATTAATCTCAGTAAGATTAATCCCGCAAATGCTGGTCAGTTTGTTCTTCCAGATGCTTGTTTAAATAATACTGCGGTTGTACCTAATGCTTATAGTGGTAGTCCGATTAAAGATATTACAGTAGATGCTAAAGGAAGAATAACATCTATTAGCGAACGAGCTATTGGTAGTGGTGATATTCC